AGGGGTAGGGGTAGGGGTAGGGGTAGGGGTAGGGGTAGGGGTAGGGGTAGGGGTAGGGGTAGGGGTAGGGGTAGGGGTAAAACGTGGACACAAAAAAACCCGCCCTTTTCGGGGCGGGTCGTTGGTTGCGTCGCGTTAGCTCGCGCGGCGCACGCTACGCACTGCAATCAAATTTTTTTCCCCTAGCGTGTAGCAGGCAAATTCCTTTTTCTCGGCAAATTCTGACGCAAGACAGAGGGATTCGATCACGGCACGGGAGACGCTCTTGCCGTTGAGACGGAAAACAGTTTTGCACGCTCGGGGGGAGCCGTCTGCGTTGTTCACGGGGTAAAGGCGGACATAAAACGCTCCTTTGTGCTCGATCAAGCGATTCTCCATGCCGTCAACCCATTTGCCCCACGGCAAACCCTGATTCTCTGCGGGCGCTTCGCCATTTGCGCGTGCCTCGATTACTGCGGCGCGGTTGTCGTGCTTTGCGCCAACCTGGACAGTCGAGCGGACTGATTTCGTGATGATGTCGGAAACTCCCTTGCGGGTCTTCATCGGACGCGACCAAGAAACACCAACGAATTGGCCCGCCGGAACACTCAAAAGCGCGGCGGCGATTGGCGACAACGTGGCGGTGGCGGTGGCGGTGGCGGTGGCGGTGGCGGTAGCGGTGGCGGTAGCGGTAACTGTTTTCATGTGTGTTTTTTTTGTGTTGTTGTTGGTAACAAAAAACAGCATGGGCTTTCGTTTGCCGAATTCAACAAAAAAATCGCACGAACTATTTTTTTCTTTTTAGAAATTCGCTTGACACGTTTTTTGTTTTTTTGGTAGGATGCGAAAAACACTATAGCGAATTCTATAGTGGCGCGAGGAAATGATATAGCGTTGTATCAAAAATGATATAGCACTATATCAAAAAGTATATAGCGCTATATACACCCCCCGCCCTTATATAAAAAAGTATATAGCGAATTGTATAGCGCGCGGGGGGGGATGGTAATTCCTCACTCTACCATCAACTAAAACCATCTTAATTTAATTACCCCCAAGGCTATCTTTGCTTATCTTTGCTTATCTCACTTACATTTACTTGCTTTACTTACCCTATGTATCTTACCTGTATATAAACATACCTAAAAAAGACACTATCCCTCCCACCCTTTTCTGAGAAAACGAAAAGAGCCTAAAAACAACTAAAAGCAAAGTCTGCTTTCCGGGCGGGGGAGAATTTTACGTAGCCTTTGGCTTAATTCCTTCTTCTTCTAGCTGTTTATCATAGGCTAAAGAAACGAGCATAGCTTCTTCATGTGTTTTAAAAGTACCTAAATTTTTGCCGCATCTTCTGACGGCATATTTTTTAGATCCATCTTTAAACGTCTTTATCCATATTCCGTAGTTATAATTTTTCCTCTTTATATTGTTATTATTTTGCTTAATAGTAACTTCGTACAAATTAGATATAGAGTTATTTAAGGGATTGTTATCTCTATGATCTACAAGCATATTTATTTTCGGCCAACGCTTATAGTACATTGTAAATAGCAAATTATGAACATGGTGATTTTTTCTTTTAATCGCGGTCCTTTTATATCCTTTGGATGTACAGGTAATCTCTTTGCCTGAATTTCTGTTAGTTAATGTGCCTTTTTCAAAATCAGCGATAAACGACTCCGACAACTCTTCTGGAGTTGGTCTATTTTTATATCTAAAATAAAGCTTTACAAACTCGTCTATATCCATATGCTGGCTTCTTTTATAACGAAAAATCGCATCTTTTTCTTGAAAAGACATAGATAACTCTTCTGGTTGTTGATTTTCTTGATTCATAGATTAACCTTCGTTGAAAAATTCTCCGTGTAATTTTCGACCCATTTCATCTCGCCAAGCTTTAAGTATTTGAACTGTAGCTTCAACAAATTCTGGTTTAACAGTCATCGACTTAGTATATGACTTCCCATTATAAGAAACAGAAGCATTGACACGCACGCGATCATCAGAAATAGAACGCACAAAAACACCTTTTGCTCCTGATTTATTATTTTTGTACAATGATTTGTTACTGGCGTTTTGAGATGAAGTACTTTCTCTTAGATTACAAGGTCTATTGTCTGTTTTTTTTTCATTTATATGATCTATCTTATAGCCTTTTTTGGCCCAACGACCATTATGTAAACAAAAAATAATTTTATTAACCCTAGTTGCAAATCGGTAATCTTGAAAAACAAAATTTACCCCTAAATATTCCCCTCTTAGGAAACCAAGTTTTTTACCTGTTTTTTTAGAATATAAATTTCCATCTTCATCATAATAATAGATCTTAGCTAATTCTTCTGGCGAAATAACATCTTCAATCATTTTTTTTGGCCCCTTATGCTCCCAAACATCCATTGCATAGTTGAAGTTTTCTATTCCCCCGATTCTTTTTACTAAGAGTCTAATTTCAGAAAGCATTTCTGCCGTGACAATTAACTCTTTTTTTTGATTTGTTTGTTTTGTTTTTTTAGTTAGTGCCATATAAATACTTTACTTAACCTTTTCCGCTAAAAGTGTCAACAACTCATTAGAGATATCTTGTTTACCATAAGTATAATCAGGAAGAGTAGTAGAAGAGCCTGAATAATGGTCAAATTCGGAAACTTGAACGTAATTCAACGGCCCCAAATGCGCCAAATATCTACATTTTTCTTCGTTATACTCTTCTGGAAGGTTATCGAACAACCAAACAGCGCCCGGTTCAATTTGAGGAATTTTGCCAGTGCGCCCGCGAATATCCTCACGAGAGTATATATCTTCGGCCTCAAATCCAAAAGAGAAAGCTTCATTCATAGCAAGAGCATAGTCTCTTGTAGCTACTGTGAGCATAAAAACCTTAGCCTTCTTACGAGCTTGCTCCAAGAACGCGACAGAACATTCTCTAACCTTCGTATTATAATGCTCTTTTGAGCCTAAAGTTATCTTTTGATAACCGGGCATAGCTTTCTGGGAGAATAATCCATAAGTATGGATTAATGTTTCATCTAAGTCAACGAATATGTATTTGTTCATGTTATGCCTTAATTAAAAATATTAAAAATAGCTCAATCAAAGTTGCTAATTTGAATCCCAAGTACAAGGTCATCCCCAGTACTATCCTGTTTTTCAGTGTTTTCATTAAATTTTGGTATTTTGTGTAGGTATGGTTCTAAATCAAATCTTCCAGCGTGAAATTCGGCGTGGCAGTTTCTACATAATGGCGCGCACTTCTGTAATTCCTTCCTCAACTTCTCATTAGACAATGGGCCTTTAAATTCGCTAATTTCAAACTCTTTTTGAGATGGATCAATATGATGAAAATCAATTCCTTCTGGAAATGAATAATCGCATCTAATACATTTTCCGCCTAAATGATTAACCCTATCAATTTTATTGTTTCTATTTTTTTGTTTTCTATTTGGTTGATACGATTTAGAACACTCTTTGCATTGAAAATATAAACCGTCTTTTGTTGAAGGTGAATTATGGAATTCAGACAAATTTTTTGTTTGTCCGCACTTGTTACAGCGCTTGTCAGTTATAACGAAATCATCTATCGCTAAAGTATCAACTATTGTATCAGTTTGCGTCATTTAAATCCTCTTCATAAGCTGGCTGAGAACCATTTTTAATATAAGAAAACAATTCTTTTAAGCCTTTAACAAAGTCACGCCCGGCTTCTTTAGAGTTAAAGGTCATTTGAATCAAGAACGTTAAGCCTCCCAGCACAATAAAGGCTGGGATAGCTAATAGCGCCCAAATTAATCTAAAAACTAAGCTTTTCATTTTAGGTCCAAAACTTTTCGCGGTTTTTAACCACAAAGTCGCACAAAACTGTGTCGCATTCGTTAAGGTGTTTGTCCATTTCAATGTAAGCTGTGAAATTATCATTCTCTAAACTCAAAGCGTGATTGTGAATATCGTCTAAAAGCTTTTGCCGTCCACCTTTAGCGTAATCGTAAGCTTCTTTAAGTTGTTTAACGAATTGAATCTCCTTTTCAGTCTCTGAACAAATATGTTCAAGATATTTTTCTCTTTCAACTAGCTCAACAACGCAAGCAAGATGAAACAAAACGATAATTTCGACCATATCTATTTCTCCGCTCTTATCAAACACAGCGTTACGAAACTCTTTGCGTGGATGACGCAAAAAGTTCTTGATTTTGCGCTTAATAAATCGGTAATTGGAGCCAACTGAATAATAGCAATCATTATAAGTTTCTCTTAGAAAGCGCTGAACAGGATACTGGGTGGACAAGTAAGAGTAATACTTATCCCACTCTCTAAAACCTAGAGCGTATGGCGCAACGTACCATCCAGTAGGCCAAAACCATACTTTTTTTTCTGTTTTTTCTTTACCTTGTGAAATGTATTCTTCTGATGTCATATTATTTAGAGTTCGATTGTTCTAGGAGTGTTAATTGGTTTGTATTGTTCAGTGCAGATAGCTGCATTAACAAACATAGTGTTGTTTTTAACTTCAATGCCGTAGCCATTGTGGATATGGCCAAAAACATGAAGCTTAAGTTTAAGGTTTTCAGTGATTGTAGTGAATAAGTTGGCGCATCCAACGTGAACATTGCCCGGAGCTTTGTCAAGAATACTCATAGGTGGACCATGAGTAATCAAAACATCAGTATTTTTTGGAATCAAGTTCCAATGTTCTTGAATAGCCCATCCGCGTTTGCGATTAAACGCCCAATCAAAGAATTCTGGTTGAACTGGCGATCCCCAAAAGTTTAAACCTTCAATTGTGACGCCTTCATCTTGAAGATAGTGAATGCCCGGCGGTATGATCGCGTTGATTTCAGAACGGCTTGCTTTTTCCATCCATTTATCATGATTACCAGCGATAACAAGCTTGTATTTGTGCGGCAAAGAGCCAAACCATGCGAAAAACTCCACGCATTCAAAGTAATCGCCGCCATTACAAAAGTCTCCAGAGTGGATAATCATATCTCCATCTGGAATCTTACCTTTTAAATGACCGTGAAGTCCATGAGTGTCTGAAATACAAATAATTTTCATACAAATTCAACCATTTCTTTGTCACCATCTACGATATACTTTAAAAATGTTTTATATTCTTCGCTAACGGTAGATTCAATACCGATTACATAAGCAGTCATTAAAATATCGGACAAGAGCTTCTCTTGAGTTTCCGTAGAGTAAACTTTTAGCGCGTTAATGTGGCCTTCAAACTTTTTTGGAAGCTTTAACTTTGCTGGTTTTTTGTTTTTTGGATTTTTCTTTGGTTTCATTAGTTTCTACTCCATAATAATTACAAACTACACGAAGAGAGTACGCGAGAGTGAGGTTGTATTCCAAATCCTCTGTTTCCCAACTTTCTAATTTCTTTTTAGACTGCAAAATTTTAACATTTTGCATTGTATTCTCATAATGCCATTTGAGGCTAGTTGATGTGAGGGCGTCGGCCAAATCTGTGCTAAAGAGAGGAATCTCTGAGAGAGTTTTTGAGTTCATAATTTTTAGAGTGGTCGGTTTTAAACCAAATGTCAAGACTTTGTGATAAGAAATCGTAAAATTCATCATCTTCTCGCACAGAATTAAAACGAATGTCTCGATTTGCGAGTTCTTGATACACCGCAGCAGTCATTGCAACGATGTCTCCTTTGTAGATTTCTTTGTTAGTTGTTAAGGTCATGCGATTTTGTGAAAAAAGTTAGCGATTGCTGTAAAAAACTTATATTTGTAGCGAGAGAAATTGCGGTAAGGAAGAGTATAAAAAATATACTTATTGTACCAAATATTATGGTTTCTAGCGATCTGCTCTTTCCATCTCTTCTCGTTTTCTAGTCTCTCTTTGTTTGATTCTTTAGTGAATTTCGCCAAAACAATGCTATCGCAAACGCCGTGAGTGAAAGTAGCTTCGTAATCTACGGAGCAGTCCCAAAGATCAAGAACGTCTCGGTAATAAGTATAGAAAACGATCTTGCCGTGATGGTTAACTTGTTCAAGATACTCTCCGCTTCTTTCCATATGGCCGAAATCCCAAGGGCCAGATGGCTTTTCTGGCTCGACAAATTTATTCACTTCGTATTTTCGTACAAAGAGTTTTTTGCCTTGGATAATATAAGTTTCTAAGCAATTGATCAAATCTTTAGTTTGAAAATCGCCGTTATTAGAGTTTAGGCCAAGGCAAATCATTTCCTCTGAGTAAGGAAGAGTGTCGCTAACGATAATTGTGTCGAACATTCCCATAAAATTATTTATTTGGTTTTAAAGTTTTGGAAACGAGGTATCCGTCTCCTGATGGAGTGAAATCAACACTATCTCCTTCATTAAGTCCAGCCTTTTTGAGCATTTTTTTTGGAATTACAATGAAGTAGCCGTCTTTGTCTTGAAGAACAGGTACTTGCACCTTATTTTTCTTTTTAAAAATATCATCAATTCTGTTTGCGAATTCGTCAGAAGAGATAGAAGATGGGCGACGTTTTGATCCTTTTCCGTTCATAAGTTATAGTAGTTCAAGAGGTGGTTTTTCCAGTTAAAGTGTAAAAAATAGCATGGAAGATCAGATGAATTCTTTTATTTCTCAAAATTCGGTACTTTTGGTAGCGGGCGTTGCTTCGTTGCTGTTTAAAGAATTTATCATCAACATTGTCAAGAGCATTATCTTTAAAATGACATCTGGATTAAAAGAAGATGACGTTTTAATGTTTTGGGACGGCACAAAAAGCCCAGCGAGAATTGTGAGAATCGGCTTAATGTCAACAACTTTGTTTATCTACGACGTAAACGAAGAAGGAATCATTACTGGCGGCAGTCGTCTTGTTATGCAGAACGTGAAACTGGAAAATGTCAAGTTCTTGAAACGGCTAGCAATGATTGATGACGCTGATCTAAAACAGTTCAAAAAAAGTGTAAAATAATCAGATGCCTTACGTTACTTACGATAAAATCAGGGCGTATTTTACGAACGCTGATAGCGCTACCGACAACATCTTGTACGCAACTAGTTTAAGCGCATCAAACACAACTAGTTTAAAAAGAGTTAGAAGAATTGGTCAGCAAATGGACTACTACATTCAAACTGGCCCAAAAAGTTCTAGCATTTCGGCAAATGTTCTTTTAGTTTCTGGAGAAATCAACAAAATCATCAATTTAACTGGAGATTCTGTTGGCGGATCAGCAATCAAAGTTCCAGATTACCAATTTAGTAAATGTTATTTAAAAAGTTTTTCCGCATCGTTTGAACCTTGGAAAGTTGCGTCTGCCGCTTTACAATTCGACTCTTACGGATTAGCTAATGGCACAGGAGTTTACGCTTATACTGAACAGCAAGCTTCTTCTGAGGTTTTGCTCTCGCCTTTAAGAGCAACAACAATTCAATTTACTGCTCCAAATTTTTCCAGCACTCCAATTTCACAGTACGAGGATATTTCTTTCGATATTCAAGTTGATAGAGTTCCAAATTTTGTTATTGGCTCGGAATATCCCGAAAAAGTTAGCGTTTCTAAAGTTACAAAATCTTTGCAAGTAAACGGACTGTCCAATGCAGATTGGCTATCTGATTATCAACCAAACACAACAGTAACCTGCACAATTACAATGTCGGACGCTACTGTTTTTTCGGTAGCTGGCGTTTTATCTAATCAAAGTCTCTCTGTTGATTCCAACGGAGTAGCTAAAGGAGGATTGCAGATTATTGAAGAGATGGTTTAACACTTTATGGCAAAAAAAGCCCCTAAGAACAAGAAAACTAAACCTGCGGGAATCACAATTCCGCAACTAAAACAAGAAATCAAATTTAAAGAAAGAAAATTTAAGTTTTCAGATAAGCAACAAGACTTATTAAAAATACTTTTAAACGAGCAGACCAAAATCTCTTTCATCGCTGGACCAGCGGGAACATCAAAGACATTTATGGCTGTTTACGCAGCGTTAAACCTCATTAGCAACAATGACAAAGAAATCATTTACATTAGAACAATCGCAGAGAGCGGAGAGAAATCTCTAGGAGCACTGCCCGGAACAGTTGGCGACAAATTCGCGCCTTACTTGATTCCTCTTGAGGATAAAGTTCACGAAATGATTGAAGCTACTGATGCTCATCGCCTTAAAGACGATGGTAGGCTTACCGCAATACCAGTTAACTTCCTAAGAGGCAGCACATTCACTGATAAAATCATTATTGCTGATGAAGTGCAAAACTTTACAGCTAAAGAGATTACAACTCTCTTAACTAGAATCGGAGAAGGCACAAAAATCTTTTTATGCGGAGATTTTATGCAGTCCGACATTAAAGTTAAGAATGGTTTCTTTGATTTCTTTGAACTTTTCACTGGAGAAGACTGCATGGAAAAAGGAATCTATACTTTTGAGTTCTCAGAAGAAGATATTAAAAGAAGCGAAATCTTAAAATTTGTTGTAAAGAAGATTAACAATATTAATCTTCGTTATAGAATAAAAGATGAGCAGCGCAGCGTCAAAAACGTCTCAGTTGAATAGTTGGGCAAATATTATTAAGGTATTTGGCGGAATTTTGATCGCCTGTACGTTGTACTACCTAAATACAACGTATGTAAAGAAGGATGATTTTAATCCTGTTGCTTTAGAGATGAAAGTTCAGGCAGAGCAAATGTCTTACGTTAATACAGAGGTAAAAAATATTTCTCGACGCCTTTCAAAGATAGTAGATGA